GATGTATCGCTCCTCAAGTATTTCTTTGCGTCCTTGGTCGCCTGAAAGTGGTATGCAGATTTCCTTTGCAAGATGGGCTGCGATGACCTGCGACAGATATGGAGGCATCGTGGCCACATCGGTCATTTGGAAGGTGTATCGGATGAAGAGAGTTTCCTCGTCTGCATGGAGCGATGTTCCTTCGAGTCGATGGGTGTAGTAGGGGTGTCCTTCGGTGTCAGCAATGCCGACGACACGATCCACGGTGTTCGCCAGAGCGGTCAGGTCGTGGTTGTATGCAAATTTAGTGTCGGGGAGTCCTGTGGTTACACCAGTGGAGGTCTCCGTGACGGTATTGATTGGCCACTCATATTCGGATAGCACCTCTTCAATACTGAAGAGGATCGCATCGTTCGCAATATTTGCAGTGGAGCTGACAGCGTCCAAGGCTGTGATTGGTCGGCCTCCGACCTCACGTATCGCTCTGTTGGCTATCTCAAGATTTGTGGACATATTAAAAAAAAAATGCCCCTCCCCACTAATGAGGAGGGGCAAATCGGTTAGCTGTTATCGACGTAGAGCACATAACCACTTACCGCACCCGCAAGAACCGCAGTTCCCTCGAGAAGCGTCATGTAAATGGATGTAGGTGCGTCCAAAACCACAGGTTCGGCAAAAAGACCAGACAGTGTGCCAGCAGCAGATGTATCCGCAGCTGGTGCTGCGATAAGTGCTCCTGGGACAGCTGCGCCGTCATCCGTGCCAAGTGACAGTGTGCCTGAGCCGTCATCAAGCTCGTCCCATGAGATACCATATCCGATGATCACAGCCGAAGTGGGTAGATCACGGATCAATTCAATAGTGGAGTCATTGGCTGCGCCAGCAGTAATGGTTACAGAGAAACGAGCGATACGCACTCGGCCACCTTTGTCGGTGGGCGAGAGTGGCGTATGATCGGTTGCAGTCGCTTGAGTTACCTCATTCGACTTATAGGTGAAGGTAGTTGCCTTACTCATAATAGTTGTTCCTTGGGTTGAGGGTTAGCCTTCTTCACAGCGAATTTCTGCGGTGTTTTCACCCCACATACGAGAGCCGCCGATGCAAAGCTTGAAGTAGATATAAGGAATCTTCTTCTTGCCAGTCAAGCGCCACATGTCACCACCAGTTTCCATACCAAGCACTTGCTTGTAAGCCTTGGGAAGTGTTACGAGGCAACGGCGTTCGCTACCAGCAAGTGGTAGACGTTCCGAGTGGATGAAGCGGTATCCCATGAAGGAGGTCACTTGACCTTCTGCGAGGCTTTTCTTGACCGCGTAGTCGGAGTTGATTACTTCAGGAATGCCCAAGAGGTCTTCAAACTGTTTTGCAGTGATGAAGCAATTCAGAACAGTGTCCTGACTCATTGCTTCAAGTTGCAGCATAGTTGTGCGAAGAGACTTGAGCTTTGCGAGGGTGAGACCTGATGGGTCAGACAGAACAGACTTACCGTAACCAGCGAACTTGGAGCCAACCGAGATGCCTTCGGTAGCAGCTGCGCCGATAGCGGCAATCGAGTTTGCGCCAGCTGTATCAGTAGCTGTTACCTTGTTCGAGGAACCATTGGATTGAGAGCCAACAACAATATTTGTGCTGTTTTCATCCCCTGCTCCTTTAACGAACCCGATTGTGGTTGTTCCACCCTTGCCTGTGTAAGCGTCATCGAATACGCGATCAAGGAAGTAGTCATCCTTTTTGCGCATCGTGGATGCAACCAGTGCTTGGGTGTAAGCGTTTTGTGGGTCTTCCGCAACGCGCTTGAGGTCTTTCTCGTCGATGGCTTTACCAAGGTCGAAATCGTTGATATGGATGCGGCGACGATCGAATTCAATCTCCGACATAGGGTTGTCCCCATACCGAGTAGTGTCTTCGGACATGTCGTCCGCTTCCCCAATGCGATCCCAGAATTGGAATTCGCTTTTTTGTGTGTCCCGTTCGTGATACTTCTCGAAGACGGATTCCGTTTGTTGGAATGCTTGCGAGATGCCGTCACGGAACTGGTTCACAAAATGCGTCTCAATGGACGAAGGTGTGGCAGTGCCAGTAAACATAATAATTTTGGTTTTGTGTTAAACAAGTGCAACAGAGTTGCGTTGATTTTTCTTTTCGAAAAGCTACCCTTGCGGACTCTTCTGACCTGTCGCGGTCAGCGGCTACCTAAAGCTGTTTAACGGACCAAAAAATGGCTCCCCGTTAAGAGAGCCATAGAGTGTTTGAAAAGCTGTGTCAAGCCTTAGCTGGACGGATGCAGCTTTTTGTAGAGGGCTGAGCGTTTAGACAGCAGTTGCTCACGGCGTGTGCGATCCGCCATACTAAGGGTGGACGGGTTGGACATAATCAACTCTCCATGGTCCTGACTGATTGAGTCAATTTCCGACTTGATCGAAGCGACTGTTTCGCCACCGAATCCCATCGACGGAGAATTGCCGCTGCCTTGCAACCCAAGGTCACTGACCAACGGTGAGAGGCGTTCAAACAATTTCATCACAGCAGGGTGGTTGGCTACGATTGGGCTCCATTCCACCAACTGCTGGAGCTCAGGAATTTCGCCGGAGAGTGATTCGAAGGCTTCATTGGCCGCGCGATGCTTCACTTCGTATTGGTCCCCCCATTCCTTTTGGAGCTCAACAACCTGTTCCTTGACGGAGCCGTCAATCTGGGAGGTGAGCGATTCATTGGACCCGAGGGACTTCTTCGCCCAAACCTCCGCAAGCTGGTTGGCTTGCCGCTTGGTTAATCCGAGCTCATGCGACACGGTTTTCAGCTCGTTGGACGTATCTTCATCAAAGGAAAACTCCTTGGTGTCTCCGTCCTCTGAAAGCTTAAGCTCCAGTTTCTCTGGAAACTCGTAGTCGCTGGATGTCTCTGGGCGGAGCTTGGAGTAGAAATCATTCCACTCGTTGTCACCCCATGATTCATCGGGCACAGGGAGCTTGGGCTTCCCTAGCATCTTCTGCGCATTGAGCGCCTGTTCCGCTAGGGACGATATGGACTTGGTGTCCTTGAAAATGGGTAGCTCGCGCTGGTCCTCTGGTAATGACGCTCGGAACTGCGAATACATGTCCTCCGACGAGAAGTCGAGGGACGCTGGTTCCGCTTCAGGCTCGGCTGAAGCGGAGGCTTCGGGCTCAGCTACTTCTGGCTCGGCGGGTTCTACTGCTGGGTCTCCTATTGGCATATTATTCTGGGTTTTGTCTGTGTTCGGTTTCCTCTTCAATCATGCTGATGAGGTGTTGCGGGTCATCCCGACCGAGGAGGTGCAGGTAGCTCATTGCCAAGCGGCGGGTCGCTTCCTGCTCCACAATTCGGTAGGGATCACTATTGAAAGATGATCTCGTCACATTGCAATGACGAAGAAAGGTCTTGAAGAACCTCTGGCCATGGGGTGTGGCCAAGATAGCTTCTAGGTCATTCCGAAGCTCTTGCTCTTCGCGAAGCTTCTTCAGGGGTCTGGTTATTTTATTGAGCATTGAGTAATTGGCCAATGCCCTCTGGGTCGGTGGCTCTGGCCGAGGCTACGTCCTTCATAGCGCCTGCAAGCTGGGGAGCTTGGTTCATCATTTGCTGTTGCTGCTCTGTCTCAGCGCGCTGCTCCTTAACCGCAGCCATGTCCTGCTTGGACTTGATAATACGGCGGGGCACGTTGCGGTAGCGGCTGTAGGCATCCATCAATTCCTGCGAGTCGATACCCTCCATCAATGAAGGGTCAGTCTGGAAGAGTGGGGTCATATCTTGAAGGAATCCGCTAATATCGCTGATCTTCGAAGAATATTGTGCGTAGGCCGCTGGGCTGGTGTAAACCAACTCAAGGTCCATGCCTTCCATGGATGCTGGGGCGGGGGGTAGCCGTTTCTTCTTTTGAAGAATATCAAAAGTGATTTCAATGGCTGGCGTAATAAATTCTGATTCTTGGCGCGAAAGCTGTGGGCCTAGCTGCTGAAGCATCTGTCCGCGCTCATCCTGCACCTCCATGACCGACTGCCGCTCCTTCTTCTGTTCCCGAATGATCTGGTCAACAAAGAATGCGCGGGTGATGGCTTCCTGCTCGGACTTCATCATTTCCAGCGTCAATTGAGGCTGACTTCCTGAAACAATAGGTTGAGGAGCCTCGGAACCCATGGTCCTCCAGATCATCTGGCGTGTGCCGTAGCGCATAGGGAGCAGGATACTGTCCTCTTCTGCTGTGAGCGGGGGAGCATTGGCAATCTCCGCACTCTTAATCAACTCCTTCTTCATTTTGTTGATCATGCGGATATTGGACAAGCAGGTCATTGCAGGACTGCGACCCCAAACTTCACCTGAAATAACAGACCAACGTGGCACAAGGAATGGGAAGTAATCGAGCGCCCCAACTTGAAGCACCTGTTTCAGCTGAGGAGCCCAGTAAGTTGTTCGGTATGGACGCTCATTTCCGATCTTCCCGCCTTTACGTGCGCGGATGTCCCGATTGGGCTCCACGGCAAATATGATTTCGTATTCCTTGTCGGAGTTCTTGAAATCAAAGTCATCCATGTTGGATGCGTGGGGGAACATCTGAACCACCTGCTTCGCTCGCATCTTGCGGCGGTAGAACATTGTGTCCACATCCCCATTTTGATCAATGTCAAAAAAACAGTCAGAGAGTGGGCAGCTGCGGAAGTTCACACCTGTATCCGTCTTTCGAACATATGTCACCGCAGTTCCATAGGACCCTTGGTCGTGGAAGTTCTCATGCCCCGCCTGATAGAACTGTGTCTCTGGCAGCGCGTAGTAGTGATAGACCAAATCGGATACCGTCTCCAAATAGAGGAGTTGTTCGTCGGTTAGTTCAGCAGACGGTATCCCAAGTGGCTTAAAGTATGCCCAGCGATCTGCTTTGGGGATCAGATAGGAGGACAAGCCGTTGGCAAACATTTGATTTGCCCATACAGCTGTGTGGTCATAGAGAAGCTTGGAGCCATCTTCCTGTGCTCCACCAAAACCCACCGAAGAACCTTGAGAGAAACTCGTTCCGTTGGGGCGGACAAACTTCTGCACATCACAAAGCGTGGACTCGATACCCATACGGACACGCTTCAGCTCTTCGTAGCGGTCTTGCAGACGGAGTCGCTCAGGTGTAATCTCTCCAATGTTAAATGCCACTGCCTAGTTTTTTTTCTTTTTTACCTTGTGGTCCAATCGCAGTCTTGCTCGAAGCTTTGCGTTGGGTGTTGGTCGGGTTGACCGTAGTCGCCGCGACCTTCGGAGCCTGAATCGGCCTCTTCGCTATGGGCGCAGGGGGTGGAGGCGGAGGCGGAGGCGGAGGCGGAGGTGGTGTCTTAGGTTTTGAGCCCATAATATTTTATTAGCCTAGTGGTTGAAAAACGTCTAATACGTCGCGTAGGGTCTTTTGCATACCTAGCGAACGCCACCCTGTCAAGTGTGTAGGGCATCATTTGAAGGAACAATTTTATGGGATCATGCTGCGATGTTCCCCCGTAGGTTATATACCAATAAGGCTCCTGATTATTTGGACTGTCTGCCTTGCATGGGTCCTCCCGTGTTTCCCTGTGTCCCAGCAATAAGTAATCAGGGCCTTTGAATATGTAGCTTTCAAACTCAGGTGGCGAATTGAGATACAGGTCCAAGGTTTCAATGAAGTCTTCCCCCATCTGCTGGTAGACAATCACGGCCTTATCCATCTCTGTGAGCTGGGTGACGGTCAGTCGGGGAGGCGGGTTTTTACTAGAAATCGACATCTACCACTTCGTATTGCATGTGTTCTTGCATTCTTTTTGGGTTTGTATTGAGCTTAATCCCCACAGCAAGTGTCCTGAAACCATCCGCCCCATGGGACGAAGAGTCATGGACAGGAGTTTTCTTGAATGTGTTCTTCTGCGCGTCCCACTCTTTGCGGTAATCCTGAAGACACTTCAGCCCCTGCGACGTATGTGTCTGGCTGAACCAACACTGCGGCAATATCTGCCTCACAGCTTCGATACCGTCACTGATCGCCAGTCTTTTAACAGGCGTAAAGCGGATTCCGAGACTTCGGGCAGTCTCAAGCCGTGACCGACCAGTTCCAAGCTCACGGACAGCAATGTCGTGTGGTGCATAGTGACGCCCATAGGTAACATCGTTGAGGGAAGCAAACCTATCAAG